TACCGTCATGTTGTCGATCATGCTTTATTGTCTCAATGCACTCAACGAGTGTAAATAAGGCCTCATGTAAGGCTTTAACATCCTCATATCTTACCCATGTCCCTTTTTCATCTTCTCCCATCCAACCACAATCTTTCCATAAATTATATCGTTTCATTCCGACTCTCCTTTATTTATCCAGTGATTAGAAGGGAAGGGAAGGATTGGCAGAAGCTCGAAACTGCCGCAACCTGTTTTGCTACACTGGCACAGGCGGGCCTTGATAGGCTTTTTGCTCTCCTTTTTTATCCAGCGCGGGGCGGACTCGATCATTATTTTGAGACCTTTTTGCCTTCGACATACCAAGCATATAGATCATCCATTGTTATGTTGTTCAAGAAGCTTTCAGATATAACTCTGGACTTGGCGCCGAACAGGGAGCTGCCTCTGAAGTTGAACTTGTAGTTCTTGCCCACAGATTCTAAGCGATATACTTCGTCGAAATTGTTATCCAACGTATATCTGAGGCCACCGATAATCGATGGAAACTCGCCTATGACTGCGCCGTCCTCATTGGTCTCAGTTATATAATGGCAAGTGACAGCCACGGCACAAGGCAGAACGTCTATCACTGAGATGAGGGTCCGCTGCCAAGATGTAACCATGCCCCAGTCTTGGATGCGCATAGGTTTGTCGGTTGCTGTTAGAGTCCGGCCATTTTTTCTGGCAACATCTAACAAAATGAGTTGTGAGATCTTTGTAAGTGAGTCAAATACCACGAGGCCTTGTTGTTCGGCCATTTGATTAAAGAAACCATCGCGCTCGTCCTTCTGTAGGCGCTTCCAGAAATCATCGTAGGTGATCTTAGCTGGATCTTGCATAAAATCGATGGTATATCTGCCTAGGGGTTGGTTCAGCTCCTTGGCGCACTTGCGTACAGTTTTCTCGCCACCTGGATCGAACATATAGTAGTGAACTGGGCCCTTAGTGTATGTGGCCGTAAAGTGAGTTTTGCCTGTACCAGGGCGTCCAATGAGCAGAAATTTCAGATCAAACTTGGGTTTTATGTCAGTCAAGGATTGTTTCATAATATGCTCCAGCAGACTAAGGTCTGCGTGTTATAAGTAAGTAATTTATGACTAGTAAAGCTATGAATAGATATAACCAAAAGTTGTCCATAGCTTTACTCCATAGCTTTATAGGTTTTAGATAGCCAGTCAGCATAATCCAGAAGTTTGTTGACATCTTTTTCAGGTGCGCCCTTGTGGTTTAGTCGAGCCGCATATTTCAGCACATTACCTAGACAAAAGCCCTTATATTGTTCTGGCGTTAGCTTGGCTTTGATAAAAGCTATTGTTGGGATGTCGCCTACGTCATAATGGCTATGAGCTTCGGGCATAGAATTCTGATTGTCATAATAGCTCTGAGTAGGAAATGGTTTGACTACGGGTTCCCAGTAGTTATGGGGCCCAGCCTTTCCGTTCACGAAACATATGCTACATGGTTTTTCTTCCGAAGACAATGTCTCATGTTTACAGTTGTAGCAATCTAAGCTGATCATGGCTGCCTCCTAGTTCATGCTGACTGGTATTGAGAATCCAGTAAAACGTTCTGCTAAGTTTGGGCTCTCATCTAAAGTTTTTTTAAGATGCGTCTCTAAGGCGTCATCCAGCATCTGTACGGCGATGATCAGCAGCGAAAGTTTCTTTAAATCGGTAGCATATGTATCTGTTATGTGTTGAAACTCACGAATAATTTCATTAATGAGTTCTTGGTCTTCAATGGACAGATACGTTGCAGATGCTTCGATAAGTTTTCGTCTAGAATACTTTTCCATGTTTGTGGCTCCTTGACTTGTTGTAGTCGTGCTTCATGATAAGGATGTGCTCGAGGTCAATGCCGTGCGCTTCGCAGAAATCTAAGATACGGATGATGCAATCAGCTAGTTCTACGGCCCAACCTTCAGGTTTGCCGTTGTCAGCGATCTCGAAGACTCGAGGCGTTGGTTCACGCAGTTCTTCGAGAGCTTCACTGAGTTCACTGTGGCACAGGGCTATGATTTCTGCTGTATTACGTGGCTCCTGCCACCAGCCCTTAGCTACGGCTAGGGCATGGACCATGTGTTGGATCTCACGAAGTTTCATCTAGCCGCTCCTTGGTTTGCTGTATATGGGTGCGTGGATTCCACTCGTGATAAATGAATCCAGCGGGTGGCTCAAGGCTCCAGGTGTTAGGGTTATTTCGCATCATGCACAAGTCATAATATGGGCATAGCCTGAAGTACTCGGTGCAAGCCAAACCAGGGTGTCTAGGAAAACATGGCATGATAACTTCCTTATTAGATATGGCGTTGTCTCTGGCACGAAAGTTTTCTAGGGCAGCGAGCTGATACATGATTTGTTGTGCGTGCTCTTGGACCTCGAATATGAAGCGGTCGATTTTTGTGAGTTTTTTGGTTACTGTATGGCGGAAGTGCTCGATCTTAGTTTTCTGGCATAAAGCCAAGTTGTAGATTATTCTTGGGAGTTTATCAAAGTACAAGTGGCCAGCTGTTAAGTAGCCTTCGCACTGCAACGAGTTGTTGTAACCGGCAAATGTGATTTGGTTAGCATACTTAGATGTTTTGTGCTCATAGATCTCGAGGTCTCCGTTACGAAGTAACGCCATGTCGAGTCGGCCTATGTAGTTTGGATAGCCTTCTCCCAGGTCTATGGTGAAAGGCTGTTCTACGGCTATGATTTGACAGTCCGCGTCTAAGTGGGCAAACTGCTGCCAGTAACTGTGGTACATATCTGTGGCACGAGTCGGCGACTTGGGAAATGCGATGTCTGGATCAAAGTGGTCAGCTGCATCGAGGTTCCATAACTTGAGGAACCATTCAGACGATATTAGAGTCAGGGCCATAGGGTCTTTGATCTGATGGTCTCGGACAGCTGTGTAAGCTTTTTCGAGGCCGAGGTGCCAACAGTTGCCAAAGATTAGATCTAGGCTTGGTGGTCCATCTGGCCTGAGGTGCATTACGTATTGAAAGAAAAACTTGCGGGGACACGACAGATAAGTTGATAGACTTGAGTAGTCGATCTCTTTAAAGTAGTCCATATGTGCTCCTAGTGGACTAAGGTCCACTTATCCTTATTTGCTTAGTGGTTCAAACGAAGCCTGGTTAAAAGGGGCGCCCTGCAGACTTTGTCTGCGTCTGAACGCCCCTTTGCCAAGGAGGACTGGAGAACCAGCTCCAAGCTGGACTCCGCTGCGACTAGGTGGCACAGCCTAGGTCGCAACTATGGACAAGGGTCCACTAGAGAGAATTCAGGTCAATTCCAGCTTTTGCAAGAGCAGCTTTCAGCTCATCGGGGCTGAGTTTGCCCAGGGTTTCAGAGGCCTTCTCTTCCTTGGACTTGCGCTGGCGCTGAGTCGGTACCCAGTCGGCATAGGACTCACTCTGGATTTCGTCCAGAGTATAGTTCCATTCGTCGTCAGTTTGAGATTCCATTTTGCCTCGGACCAGAGATCTAAAATCGATCAGAATCTGGGCCATGGCTTTTTGGAAAACCATGTTTTCGCCAACGAGTTCGACCAGGCCACTGAGGTTTTCGCACTTCAAGACGTCAGGGGTTTCAACACTGATTTCGGCCTCGTCTCGCTTGGTGCTCTTTACTAAGATGCTCATACACTGCTCCTTTAGGAAACTAAAGTTTCCGGTTAAAATGGGTTAATAAATTAAATATGGGTTCGACCTTTGCCATGCATGATTTGAATTTACCACAAATTGCTTGGTTTGTCAACCTTTTTTTGTGGCACGATTTTTGCTAAGGGAGCTGTTCGTATTACTGGGTTGAACAGCTCCCCTAGAGGGGACTACGTCCCCAGGTTGTTCAGCTATCGAACGCTCTGGGATGACTCCGTCTCCTGGGCTATTGAAATTAAGGTGTCATAGATCAGATGCTGGCTCTCCAGTTCAGCTGTGGGTTTAAATTTGTTGATTATTTCGATTAGTTCTGGGACTGATTGGGGCTCAGCATATGTTAGCCAGTCTTTTATTGCTGGCCACATGTCCATTGTTACGCCTTGTTTATTGGTTACGCTGCGGCTTGGTTTATCAAGACGTGCCGGCAGCTCCTGGAAAATGAGGTCTAAAAAGGTCTTGGGTTCTGACTTTATGGGTTTTGTTCGCTGTGGCATTTGAGGCATACTGTTATGTGGAAAGTCAGATGCGACCGTGTCGCAGTCTGCAAAGCGCTGTGCTGCAGCTGATGGCGCCTGCAAGAAGTTGCCATGCGCCTGGATGGCCTCGAGGCATGCCCATCGGACAATGCTGCTGCGAGACAATTTTTCCAGGGCGGCTGGATCGCCTCGCTGGATACAGGCGTCATACAGACGGGCCAATGTTAACTTTGCGATGCGGATGTGTATTGAGGTTGATTCGCTCATGTGGTTAGCTCCTTCTCTGTGGACCATTCCATGTGGCCGTGGGTTGTTTGTTGTTGGCCTTCGGACCAGAGGTCTGTGGGATCATCTGGGAGTAGCTCCGGCGTCTTGGAGTGGCGCTTTAGGAGCTTGAGGGTGATCATCTGGTGATATGGCCTTGAACTCAGCGATTAGGGTTTTGTTCTCAAAGAATCGGATTTTCATGTGCGTTTACCGTCCTTGTTACAGGGTGCATGG